ATTACAGTGTGATGAATTTGCCCGGGAATGTTTAAAGGCCGAAAAGATTGAGAAACCTGAAGATTTTATAATTCCTGAAAAAGAGCCAGACTTTTCAGAGTTTATGTTTAATAAAATGACGAGGATCTGAATATGAATAAAAGACAGGCGAAAAAGCAATTTAAGAAGAAATACGGCTGTACGCCGGATGAATATGTTAGAAATCTGCAAGCGGCGCTGGAAATCTTTTCGGATGATAATTTGGCGAAAATTGCAGAAGATTTTTCCAAGGCTATGGACCAGTTCGCTGTTGCGGTTAATAAATGTTGTGAAGATTTTTCTGCGTTCCTGCAGAGCGAAAAGTTTAGAAAAATAATGGAGGCGGTTTCAGATGCGTTGGTACAATCAGAACAAATACAGGAACACGAAAACGATTGTTGATGGAATAGAATTTGACTCCCAGAAAGAAGCTGCAAGATACAAGGAATTAAAACTGCTGGAGGCAGCAGGCGAAATCTCTAATCTTGAAATGCAGGTAAAGTTTGTGTTAATTCCGACACAAAGAGAACCTGATTTTGTAGGTGTGAGAGGTGGAATAAAAAAAGGCAAGGTAATTGAGAAGGAATGCTCTTATCTTGCCGATTTTGTTTATATCCGGGATGGTGAAGTTATTGTTGAAGATACAAAGGGCATTAGGACTAAGGATTATATTATTAAGCGGAAGCTGATGCTTTATTTATTAGGGATTAGAATACAGGAAATCTAAAGAAAATCTTTAGAAAAAAGAAAAAAACTGTTGCAAAGTGTTTCAAAATGGTGTAAAATAAAGAAAAAACACAAGGAGAAAACACTATGGCAAAGAAAACTTATACAGGAACAATGTTAAATCCCGATTTAGAAAAAGCACAGGTTAGAATTTACTTATTTGATGAAGTTAAATATGAAATTAAAGCTGACATGATAGTTAAGGATCCTGTTATTTATACCGGAGTTACATCATGGGATATTATTACAGGTGGTGAAGAAGCAGAAGAAATTGAAAGCCAGGGATTAATAGATGAATATCACGAGTATTTGGTTCTTCATTTTAATACTGGTGAGTTAGCAACATTTAGAAATAGTCATGTGGATATGTTTATAAGATAAATGGATCAGTGAGGCGATAACACTTAAAACACCAAGGGAGGCTTATATGAAGGATAAAATGAAGGCTAAATTTGTTGCAAAATATTACGGCAGAGGATACGAAAAGGATTACGTATTTCTTGAGTATGAATACAGAGGCCATACGTATACGGTATATGAAAATAGAGCCAGAGGCAATGAACCTTTAAGCTGGCAGCATAAAAGCGAACAGGCAAGAATAGATAAACTTATTGAAATTCAGAATATGCCAAAGAATCCTAACGCAGAATCTGCGGATGTAGGATTTCAGATGTTTTGGGAATTGGTCAATGAAGAATAGGAGGTGATGAAATGAGATTATGGCATAAGGATCTTATCCCGGTATTGCCAAGGCAGCAGCTTATAGGCCAATGGCGAGAATGTTGTCTGATAGCAAAACAGATTTACGAAAAAGGCACACCTAATCATATCTTGGTTAATAAGATTATGGATTATCCATTAGAAGATTTTTTTACATATGGGTATGCTGTTTGGCAAGAAATGTATCGTAGAGAATATAAAGCTGATTGGGGAAAATTTTGTAGATATTTTGCTAATGCTATTTATTCAGGGAAAATGAAAGAAGAAAATGTAGTTGGAGATTATTTTAAAAATTGGCATAATGATCGTTATTTAAAGCAATGCTATTTTAATTTGCAGGAGAAGTTCGATTGTGACGGAATCGGACTTATTGAATGGGAAAAGATAGCAGATTTTATAGAAAAATACGAATGGAGATGATTTAATGATAGTTTTTTTGAAAATGGCATGGTTTTTGTGGATTGCATTTTTCCCACTTTGGTTTGGAATCATTGGCGGATTGTATTGCTGGTATCTTGAGTGGAAAGGAGATAAAAATGGCGAAGTGTAAATTTTGTTATCTGTTACCAAACGGCGACATTCCAACAGATAGAGAATCTTTAATATATCAAAAAGATGTACTAATTCCCTTTTATGGACATATAGAAAACGATGATATAGGAAGTTGTATTTATACATCTTTTCATGGAACTATAATTGCGGATTTTGATGTTCAGATTTTTAAGGAAAAGGGTAAATGGGTAATGGGTTTTGCTGGATGGCGAAGAGGCGATTCTTCAAATTGGTTTCTCAATAAGCTTAAAAGAATTAAATATTGCCCTATGTGCGGAAGGAAACTGAACTAATAGAACTTAAATCGATTATAACTAAAGACCTTGATAAAAGAATTTATAAGAAAGGAATAATCAAATGAAAGAAGGCAAAAGAACAGGTTTAAAAGCCAATAGCAAGGAAACAGAGATTATTTTGGATTATCTGGAAGAAAATGCAAGTGATGTACTTGTAGAGAAGATTAGAAAAAGCGATAAGACAATGGATAGCTGCTGGAAGTTCATTTTTGAATGTGCAAGAAAAGCAGCTAAGGGCAAAGGATCTTACGGATGCGCAGATCAGGAAGTGTTTGGATGGGCGGTTCATTTTTTTGAAGAGGATTCTATTAAGGCAGAAGATATTGTTAAGGATGTGCCGGTTAAATCCGAAAAGCCGAAAGAAGTTAAAAAGGCAGCAGAACAGAAAAAGAAACCTGAAGAAAAGAAAGAGGAGAAACTCCCGGGACAAATGACAATTTTTGATTTTGGTTTTGGAGGCTGATATGACAGATTCGGAATTAAAATGTGATGCCAATTTTATAAATACTCCAAAGGAGATCCTGCAGGCGATTGAAAAATGCAATTGCATGAGTTCTCAATATTTCGGATGGTTGGAAATATTTGGGGATGATGTGGTCTTAAGAATTTGGGCTTGTAAAAGGACCAAAAAAGATGGTCTTGAGTATAGAGAGGTCATAAGAGCCACACCTTACAATGAAGGACTTGTATATAGAGATATGTATCTTACAGGAATGGCAGGATGGAGGGTTGTATATTCTCCCGGAAAGGCACAATCTAACAGTTGGTATGGATATAATTACTATAGTTATGATGAATCAGATTTTGGCAAATGGATGTGGATGGATAAAATTGGTATCAGTTATAGTATTTTAAATTTGGACGTCCTTAAATATACTCGCTATAAATATTGTGGTTATTCAGGTGTTGGAGAGTTTCTGAAATATATTAGAATGTGGATTCAATATCCGGAGACTGAATATTTAGGCAAGATGGGATTAAGACCAAGCATAAAATTACTTAAAAAGGCCAAAAAAGATAAAGGGTTTGCCCGGTTTCTTAAAAAGGTTTCGCAAGAGGATGATAAATATTATGGTGTAAATGCTATAATATTCGCTTATGAGAATAATATATCTCTTGCAGCTGCTGATACTTATTGTTATGAAGAGTCAAGTGCAAGAAGATCAATGAGAGGCAAGTTGGCCATTAAAGAATCAGGATTGGATTATAGAAAAGTGATTCGTTATTGTGAAAGCCAAGAATGTTCATTATATGCCTATGATGATTATATAAGAGCATGTAAGGAATTGAATTTAGATTTATTGGATACAAAAAATTCATTTCCAAAGGACTTCAGGCGAATGCATGATTTAAGAACTAATCAGTATGCTTCACAAAAAAAGAAAATTGATGCCAGGAAATTTAAGGCAGCAGCTGAAAAATATAAGAAATATGAAATATCTAATGGATTATATGCAATCATTATTCCTGAAAAGGCAAAGGATCTTAAACGTGAAGGCAAAGAATTAGATCATTGTGTAGGCAAGATGGGATATGACAATAAGATGATAAACGGAGTATCATTTATAGCTTTTGTTCGTAAATGCGAAGAAATTGAAAAGCCTTATGTGACGGTAGAATATGGATTAAAGGATAATAAGGTGCTTCAATGTTATGGATATCATGATTCCAAACCGCAGCAGGAAGTGATTGATTTTGTTAATGACTGGGGCAAGAAAGTTAAAAAGGAGATGATGGCACAATGATAAATCCTTATGATTTAAAAGGTGAAGAATTACAATGTGCGCTCGCAGCAAGAGATAAAAATAAGACTTGCCGAACATGTAAACATGATAATGATTCTGATGATATTTCTGATATATGTATGAGCTGTGGTTGGACGTTTAGAACAAAATGGGAAGCAAAAGAACCGAAGCAATTAACCTTTTTTTAAAAATGACATTAAACTGATACAAAACTGATACGAAAGGGCTCTCGTTATGCGAGGGCTCTTTTTTTATGCTTTTTTTGGGAGGTGAATTGTATGGAATATAAATCATTTTTCAAGGAAGTAAAAGGAAACGAAGGAAGCAAGTGCCATTACAATACCAGGCTTGATACTTATGGATGTGGATGTGAACATGATTGTAAATATTGTTATGCAAAAAGCCTATTAAGTTTCCGCAATTTGTGGGATGCCAAAAATCCGAGCATAGCCGACATTGACAAGATCCGTAGAAAAATATCAAGATTGCCGAGAGACAAAGTTGTAAGAATTGGCGGAATGACCGATTGTTTTGCTCCGATAGAACTTAAACACAGGGTAACCTATGAAACAATTAAGGCTTTAAATGCTTATAGGATTCCTTATCTGATTGTTACGAAGTCCGATAATATAGCAAGGCCTGAATATTTAAAGATTCTGGATAAAGAGCTTGCACATATTCAAATTACCATCACTTGTTTTAGTGATCCATTATATAGGAAATTGAATTATGAGAAGGCTCCTGCACCAAGCAGAAGAATTAGGGCGGTGGAAAAGCTGCAGAAGGAAGGATTTGATGTTGCAATAAGATTAAGTCCATTTATCCCGGAATTTGTTGATTTTAAGATATTAAACAACATTAAATGCGATAAAATCATTATTGAGTTCTTAAGAGTTAATTCATGGATAGAGAAATGGTTTAATATCGATTACAGCAATTATACGATTAAAGAAAGCGGATATAAGCATCTGCCGTTAGAAAAGAAGAAAGAACTGCTTAAAAATATACAGGGCAAGGAGATTAGTGTTTGTGAGGATGAATCCGAGGCTTATGAGTATTGGAAAAACAATTTTAATCCAAATAAGGACGATTGTTGCAATTTAAAGATTAATTAAGTATAATAAATATTGATAAGAGACCAAATTGCAAATAGATACATTATGTAACTCCTTTGCACACCAAATTGACTGCCTATATTGGCAGTCTTTTTGTTTATGTGCTATAATGGTACAAAGGAGTGCAGGTTTTATGGATAGCAGAGAAATTAGTGAAGAATATGCAATTATTGGACAGGAAGTAATTGAAAATGAGCCGAGTTTGGTAGATATTCGTAACGGTCATGCAACAATTATCTATTTGACAAGCGAAAATAAGAAAATGTCAAAAGGTAAAAAGGTTTGTGCAGAATGCGAAAAAGTGCCTGACAAATATAAATGGAGTATACCGGCGGATTTTACAATTACGGTTTTCTTGCCGAATGTTGAAGGATTTAGTGAAGATCAGAAGAGGATATTGATGTTTCACGAGCTTAAACATGTCGGGATTATATTTAACGCAGACGGCTCTGAAACTTATTCTGTGGTTCCACACGACTATGAAGATTTTAAAGAGATAATTGATAGGTATGGAACAGAATGGAGCGAAATATGATGGAAATATGGGCTCCAATTAAGGACTTTCCTAATTATGAAATAAGCAGCTGGGGAAGAGTAAGAAATAGAAAAGGGCAAATTATGATTCCTTATAAGAATCATAAAGGATATTTGAAAATAGCTTTGTGCAAGGATGGAATAAGATATAAAAGAAGAATACACAGGTTAGTTGCACAAACTTTCATCCCTAATCCTTATAATTTGCCGGAAGTAAATCATATAGATGGAAATAAAGAAAATAACTCATTTTCTAATTTAGAATGGGTTACAGGAGAACAGAACAGAGAACATGCTATATTTATGGAACATTGGAAGCGACTATTAGAAGAAAATAATAGGAGGCAAGCATGAAAAAAGAAATGAATTTAGAGCTGTATTTTCGGGGGGGTGGAACTCTGAATAAAACATTATTATATCATGGCGATTCCCTTGCCGAGATAGCGAAACAGATCCAGACAGATGAAAATAATTTGCTTGAATATATGAGAACGCATGATTTCAAAGGAGAGAAATCATTTTGTTTTGCCGGATTTATGTTTCAGAAGGGAAGTATTGTAGCAGCGCAATTAACAGAACCTGAAATATGAGGTGTATATGAACATAGTTAAGAAGAAAATTAACGAAATTAAGATGTATGATAACAATCCGAGGCATAATGATAACGCAATCGGGTATGTTGCTAACAGTATTAGCGAATTTGGTTTCAAAGTTCCAATAGTTTTAGACAAAGATAATGTTATTGTTTGCGGCCATACAAGATATCTGGCAGCGAAGCAGCTGAAACTTAAAACAGTTCCCTGTGTTATAGCTGATGATTTAAATGAAGAACAGATTAAAGCATTCAGACTTGTGGATAATAAGACACAGGAACTCGCAGAATGGGATTGGAATATTATTTTTGATGAATTGGACCTTATCGAAGGAATCGATATGAATAAGATGGGATTTGAAGATTTCTTGGATGAAGATAAGGGAGAACTTAAAGAGCGTAAGATCGGTACCGGCATGGAAATCGATCTTGATAGTTTTTCTGATGAAGAGTTTAATCAGGTTTGTCCGTGTTGTGGATTCAGATTTAATGAATAGGAGGCAATATGAACAGATTTGATTGGAAATGGAATTTGTCCGACATTAAACAGGATAAGGATGTAAAAGTATTTTCAACCTTTTCTTGTGGTGGCGGCAGCAGTATGGGATATAAAAGAGCCGGATTTGAGGTTCTTGGAAATGTCGAAATTGATAAAAAAATCAATGAGATGTATATAAAAAATAACCATCCGAAGTATAATTTTAATATGGATCTGAGAGAATTTAATAAATTTGAGAATCTCCCGGAAGAATTATACGGAATCGATATATTGGATGGTTCACCGCCTTGTACTACATTTTCTATGAGCGGAAAAAGAGAAAAAACATGGGGCAAGGAAAAGAAATTCAGAGAAGGACAGGCAATGCAAACGCTTGATGATTTATTCTTTGTATTTTTGGATACGGTGGAGAAATTAAGACCGAAGATTGTAATTGCCGAAAATGTTACCGGGATTGTAATGGGAAATGCAAAAGGATATTGCAATCTGATTGTAAAACGATTCCGGGAGCTTGGATACGATTTGCAGATATTTAAACTTAATGCTGCAACTATGGATTGTCCGCAGACAAGAGAACGTATTTTCTTTATTGCCAATAATCAGGAATATGGAAAACTTAATTTAGCTTTTAATTATGATCCGATTCCTTTTGGTAAGATAAGAGATGAAGTTGGATTGGCAGCAGGCGGTGAAGTTTTAAAACCTTTGTTGGATTTGGCAAAGCCACAGGATAAAAAACTTGGTGATGTGTATGCCAGATACAATCACGGAAAGAATAAATACTTTGATTCAACGATATTGCATGATGAGGATGTGGCTGTCACTTTAACGAGTGCAGGAGATAATTACCGATATTATGACAGATTAAGATGTACTGATAATGATTACAGAAATTGGCAGACATTTCCACAGGATTATGATTTTAATGGAAATAATGCTCATTATGTTTGTGGAATGTCAGTTCCACCTAACATGATGGCCAATATTGCAACGGAGGTATATAACCAATGGCTGAAATGAAAGTTGTAGAATTACTCTTAAGAGATATAAAGCCTTATGACAAAAATCCACGCAAGAACGAAAAGGCTGTGGATGCGGTTATGAACAGTATAAAAGAGTTCGGATTTAAAAACCCGATTATTGTGGATGAAGATTTGGTTATTATATCCGGGCACACAAGAAGGCTTGCTGCATTAAAGCTGAGTATGGAAAAGGTGCCTTGCATTATTGCCAAGGATCTGACTGAGGAACAGGTCAGAGCATTTAGGTTGGCGGATAACAGAGTGGCATCATTCTCTACCTGGGATGAAGAAAAATTAAAACAGGAAATAGGAGATATAAATAATATCGATTTGAGCGATTTTGGGTTCAAAAAAGACAAAATTGATGATATTTTTAGGGAAAAAGATGAAATAAAGACACATATTTGTCCAAAATGTGGGCATGAATGGAAAGATTAAAGGAGCTAAGTTATGGCTGGCAGACCGGTTAAAGAATTTGACAAGAAGGAATTTGTCAATTTGGTTGGAATGGGCTGTACGCAAGAAGAAATTTGCTGGTGGTTTCGTGACGATACAGGTAAAAAAGCCAATATTGACACCTTATCAAGATGGTGCAAAAGAACTTTCGGATTGAATTTTCAAGACTACTATAAAAAGAATGGCGGTATGGCAATGAAAATATCGCTGAGGAAGAATCAATTGAAGCTGTCCGAGAAGAGTGCTGCTATGGCAATTTTCTTGGGCAAGAACTATTTAGGACAAACAGACAAATATGAACAGGGTGTTGAGTTCATTGAAGATTTGACACCATTGGCGGAGTTGTTAAATGAGCCAGACGAGGACGATTAATTGGAAACCGTTTTCCAAGAAGCACAAAACATATATTAAGAATGCACTCAAGAATAAAATGAGTGTTGCCGAAGGTGCGATTAGATCAGGAAAGACAATCGACCATTGTATTATTGCGGCTATGTACTTGGAAACCTGTCCTGATAAGTATCATTTAGCATCCGGCGCAACAATAGGTAATGCAAAACTGAATATCGGCGTATGCAATGGATATGGATTAGAGTTTCTGTTCCGGGGTAGGTGTCATTGGGGCAAGTATCGTGGAAATGAGGCTCTTTTTATTTATACGCAGACAGGCGATAAGGTTGTTATATTTGTCGGTGGAGCAAAAGCAGACAGCTATAAGAAGATTCTGGGCAACTCTTATGGATTATGGATAGCGACAGAAATTAATGAGCATTATGATTCTGACGATTCCCGGACAAGTTTCATAAAGGTTGCTTTTGGTCGACAGGTTGCGGCGATTAAACCAATGGTCCTTTGGGATTTAAACCCTTCTAATCCCGGACATACGATTTATAAGGATTATATTGATGCTTATAAGACAAGTTATGTGGGCGGATATCAGTATGAACATTTCACGATTGCCGACAATTTGTCCATTACTCCTGAAAGACGGAGAGAGATTGAGAGCCAATATACTGTCGGATCTGTTTGGTACCGCAGGGATATTCTTGGAGAACGGTGTATTGCCGAAGGCTTGATTTATCCGATGTATGAAAAGGCAATTGAGAAAGCACCGGAGATTAAGTATGATGTGAATGGCAACATGATAAGCGGTCCGAGTGCATACGGAATCGGAATTGATTATGGTACTCAAAATGCATTTGCTGCTTATTTATTTGGCAAATTTGGGAAAGTGTGGTACATTTTACGTGAATACTATTATTCAGGAAGAGATACTAAAGTACAAAAGACAGACCAACAGTATTTGAATGATTTGGTGGCTTTTGTAATGGATATAGACACAGGGCGCAGATTAGAGGTTGTTATAGATCCGTCAGCTGCTTCATTTATTGCTCTGCTTAAGAAATATGAGCATAGATTTTGCGTAATTAAAGCAGATAATACGGTGTCAGACGGAATTAGAGAAACGGCCAATGCGCTTGATAATGGATATGTGAAGATTTGCCCGGATTGTAAAATGTTAATTGAAGAAATGCAGGAATACAGATGGGATCCAGATGCGGATGATGATAAGCCGATAAAAGAAAAAGATCATGGATGTGATGCTGTAAGATATTTCATAAAAACGAAACATATTATAAGAGAAGCAACAAGGAGGATATTAAGATGATAACTTATCAGGACATGGAAAAGTCGTTAGCAAGCGGAATCAAAATTACGGATTTCTTAAAAAATGCTATTGAAAAGCATAAAGGAAGTCCTGAATATACTCTTGCAAAGACAGCTGATGAATATAACCGACATAAAAATATAACTATTATGAGCTATCAGAAAATTCTTTATAATATTGCAGGAAATGCAATTCCCGATAATTTCAGTGCAAATTATAAACTAAGAACTAATATGTTTAATCGCTTGGTACGGCAGCAGAACTCGTTCTTGCTTGGAAATGGCATTAAATGGGAAAAAGAGGACACCGGGGAGAAATTAGGCAAGAATTTTGACAAAAAGATTAAAAAAGCCGGAGAATATGCCATTGTTCACGGTGAGGCTTTTGGCTTTTGGAATTTGGATCACCTTGTGATATTCTCTCTGCTTGAATTTGTTCCTATATTGGATGAAGAGACAGGAGCATTGAAAGCCGGTATCCGTTTTTGGCAGCTAGAAGATTCAAAGCCTTTACGTGCCGTATTTTATGAAATAGATGGATATACAGAGTATATCTGGAGAAAAGATGAGCCAGAGGGTGAAGAACTTGCACCTAAAAGAAGTTACATTGAAAAGACAAGAGGAACTGCTGCCGATGGCATGGAGATATATGACGGCGAGAATTATCCGACATTTCCGATTGTTCCTTTGTGGGCAAATGAATACAAGCAGTCTGAATTTGAAGGCATGAGAGAAAATATTGATGCGTATGATCTTATTAAGTCAGGCTTTTGTAACAATATCGATGATGCATCCGAGATTTATTGGATAATTCAGAACGCAGGCGGTATGGATGATATTGATATTTCCGAGTTTTTGCATAAAATCAAGACAAGACACGCAGCTAATGTGGATGATGATCAGAAAGCCGAGCCGAACACTATTGAGATTCCGACTGAGGCGAGAGAAAAGGTTCTTGACCGTTTGAGATCTGATATTTACGAAGATTTTATGGCGCTTGATACCAAGAATCTTGCATCCGGAGCAGTTACGGCTACACAGATTATGGCGGCTTACGAGTCAATGAACGAAAAAGCCGATGATTATGAATATTGCATTACTGAATTTGTTGAAAAAATATGTGAATTAGCCGGAGTGAATGATATTCCGACTTATGAAAGGTCAATGGTTGTCAATCAGTCCGAACTTATTCAGACATTGTTACAGGCCGCACAGTATTTGCCTGCTGATTACGTTACCGAGAAGGTTCTTGCAATATTTGGTGATGTAGACAGAACGGATGAAATATTAAAGGCACTTGATGAAGCTGATATGAGCAGATTCGGAGGCGAAGATGAGTGATTACGGTCACGAACAAACCGATAAAGAACTTAAGCGCATAGAAAATCTGATTTCCAAAGAATATAGTCAGGCGGCAAAAGAACTTGAAGATAAAATGCTCAAACAATTTGAGAGTTTTAATGTAAGAGATGTAAAAATGAGAGCCAAGTTAAAAGCCGGGAAAATCACGCAAACTGAATATAATAATTGGTTATATAATCAGGTGGCCACAGGCGATAGATGGAGATCATTGAGAGATTCAATGGTCAATACTCTTGTGGATACAGATAAAGCGGCCACTATTATTATACAAGGGAATAGTATTAAAGCCTATGCTGATAATATGAATTATGGTACTTATGAAATAGAGCATGATTCAAAAATCAACACAGGCTTTACTTTGTATGATGAAAATACGGTTAAGAATTTGCTTAAGGAAGATCCGAAGATTATTCCTATGCCAAAGGTGGATATTCCAAAAGATGAACTCTGGAATAGACAACATTTAACATCCGCAGTCACACAGGGCATATTACAGGGTGAGAGCATTCCACAAATAGCTAATAGACTGCAGAATGTGGCATTTATGGGCAGAAATTCAGCGATAAGGAATGCCCGGACTTATACAACTGCTGCCGAAAATAAAGGAAGAATAGACTCATACGAGAGAGCCGAGAAATTAGGTATACAGACCAATAAAAAATGGATTGCTACCTTGGATGAAAGAACACGTGCAGAGCATAGGCACCTTGACGGAATGAGTGTTAAAACGGATGAAGATTTTAAGGTTGATGGTTATACAATCTCTTTTCCCGGAGATCCAAGTGCAGAGCCTGAAATGTTTTATAACTGCAGATGTACTCTTGTGGCTGATATTGTGGGATATCCTTATAATGACGAGCGCAAGGATGATAAACTTGGCGATATGACCTATGAGGAATGGAAACATGCCAAGGATAAGGAATCCAAAGAAGAAACAAAAGAAGAAGCTGTAAAAGAAGAGCCTAAAGAATTAAAATTGGATAAGCTTGAAAAAGTTATGAAAGAGAAAGATTATCAGGAATTTTATGAATTAGTTGATAATGCTGAAAATCGTAAATTATATGAAATGTATGGTGAAGAAGGGACTTATTCATATAAATCTGGTGGCGGAAAATATACTCGTGGTTCTGATGCAATTGATTTTTCGTATGAAAAGTCACGAGAAGGAATAGATAAATATTCGACATTAGCACATGAATTTAATCATAAAGCGGATGTACATATTGGAAGAAATGATAATTTGCATTATTCAGAAATTGATCTAATTAATGACAGAACAAGAGGACCTTATAAAATTGATACTATAAAACCTTATGCATCAACCTCTGATGAATTTTTAACTGCATTAAGAACCGATATGGAAGATTTAAAAGTTTTATATAAGAGTAAGCCTGATGAAGAGCATGAATATGAAATAGGCAAAATGTATACATATTATGCTGGAAGAACTAAACTTGGAGAGGTATTGTTTACAAGTGAAAATGCTTATAATGCAAGTTCCGGTATTCAGGATGCAATTGATGGATTTTTTGGAGGCCAGGGAACTAATTTTGGTTGGGGACACGGAGATAGATATTATGATCGTATTTACAATGGAAGTATAAAAGGTTTAAATAAAGAAAAGGACTTAAAATCAGCATTAAATGAATTAGGTTTTGATGCAAGCAATCAGGCTAAAGTAAAAAGAATAACAAGACAATATGAAGCAGCAAGTGAAGCATGGGCCAATGTTGGAAGTGCTGTAACAACTCAAAGCGAAGAATTGGAAATGTGGGAAAAATATATGCCGAATACTGTAAGAGCATATAAATCTATTGTGGAGGTATTATAATGCCGGAAAAATTAAATGAGTATAACGAAAGATTTGGGGAAGGATTTCCTATGATTCCTTTAGGATGGGGAAGGACTGATGAACAAATTATAGCTATAATTGATGAATGTTTAGAAAAGGGTAAAGATGTTTATGAATTAGGCTATGTCACAGATGATGAAGAGGTGATTTATTAATGAGTATAGAAGTTATAAGTCATAAAATCGAAGTGATCCAAGCAAAAGATGAAGCTGTTGAAAAGGCATTGAATGTTATTGGTCTTGTTGCTGAAAGATATGCCAAAGAAATGTGTCCGACAGATACAGGCAGATTAAAAAACTCTATATCTCATCAGGTGGATGATGATACTGTATATGTCGGAACCAATGTTGAATATGCTCCTTATGTAGAACTTGGTACCGGCAAGTTTGCCGAGGGCGGAGGCGGCAGACCGACACCTTGGAGTTACCAGGATGATAAGGGGAATTGGCATACAACAAACGGCATGAAGC